TAATTGGGATAGCTCTAAAGGCGCAGGGGTCACAGCAAGTACCGTGTACAATAGCCTGAAGCCAGAAGTTATAAATATTTTAAATAGCATTAGGAATTATGATGGTACTCCTCTAAGTAGGACTCAAATATTCTCGATGATAGGTACAAGAATTTTAGATGGTAGTGTTTCCAAGCTGTCTATTAAAAATTTAAAAGATCTGGCTGATACTAGTAAAAAGCGGGAGCCTATTTTGATAAAGAGGAGTGCTATTGATAGAGTAAACGAGGTTGCTGCGCTGTCTTTGATAGATAGAAATAAATTTACTTTAGATCCTGCACAAGCCACTGGCCGCATGAAGAACATCCTTCCTAATTGGAAAACCTTATCTTCTGATATTGATAAGTATATTGAAATTACTATTAATGGGGTAATTCAAAAATACTATATTAAAGATGATGATACTTTTATCGCCAGGAGTACTTTAAGTATCAAAGATGGTGATTATATTAATATTACTAGGGATGGAAAAACTGTTCGTCTTTATACAAAATCGGAAAAAGATCATGCGTACCTACTTCCTGAAAAAACAAGGCAAAAGGCTTTATCCTTATTAGGAGCTAAGAGTACTAGGACTTTGGAGGCTAGTGCTAGTTTGGATAGTGGTGTAGAATTTAACTATTCTCTTTCAGCTTCCAGGCAAGACTACTATGTTCTAAGCTGCGTTTTGAGTTCTATAGAAACTAAGCCTAGTCAGGCTGGATCTTTCTTAGTAAAAGATACTACTGCTCGATATACACTTGCAGATACAAGCTCTGTGGCAGGGCTTAGATCAGTAAATGAGTATATAAAGTATAAAGCAAATCATAGGGTATTTATCCTGGACGATGAGGATTTATTGTTAGATTATATAGAACAAGTTTCTTCTATCTCTTTATCTCAGTCTGATATATTATTCGATTCCCCGAAGCAAAACAAAACTATCCCCCTACTAACTAGACAGATTCCATGGTATATTTTAGTGTACCCTACAAATAGGCAAGATTTAAATTTATTTAATAGTAAATCTAAAATAATTCAGTTGGATACTTCGGCAGCCACAGCTCGAAGTTTAGAGTGTAGGACCAGTATTGTTCCTAATTTTAGTAAACAACATACTAATAAGTTTGTTAGAATTACCACGGATGGTAAAACCGCAGTTAATGTTTATGGGGTTCCTGATCCTCAAACTAGGATAACTAAAATTTTCTCGGACGATACTGTATTTAAAACAGGATACAGAAAACAAGGATCCTTAGTTGCTGCCAAAGACTATACTCCCAATAGGCGAAAAACAGGATTTAGGCTAGTTAAAGAGATTATAACTGAATTAGATAAAAATTACCTACTTAGCTTAAATGGTATAGGTAAATCTCTAACTGAATTTGACGTATATAGTAGACTAACTCTACAGCAATTTAATATGCTCTCTAGGTTAGAGAATTTTCAAACAATTCAAGCCTCCATTCGTAATGGGCTTATAGAAAATGTAAAACTAATCCCCCCAATTAGACGGGCTGATAGCAGAATAAGTTTTCAAAAAACCCAACTTGTACAGAGAAAGGTAGGGGCTCCTGAGGATACGTTTGTACCTATAAAAGGTACTTCAGACAACCAAACTTTGGTCCCCCCAGATAGTGAGGGGAGGGGTGGTTTTGCCCCTGTTAGCAGGTAGATCACAAATTTTAAAATAAAACTAACCAATTCTGGTATGTGTACTAAATATGTGTAGAGATGAAAATCTTAACCGTTATTGAGAGATTATAAAAATGGATCATATGAAATTAAGTGATGAGCTTCGTAACCAGCTTCTTGAATCAGCCGCTTGGAGCAAAGCGGGTATTACCCCAACTCTTCGTGAAGAGAAGGCTAACGAAACTATAGAGGAAGCTAAAGAGGGTGAAGTTCCCGAGGAAGAGGAAGAATTACATGAGGATACTGTTCATGTCTGCCCCCTCTGTATTTCCCAGCTTGAAGAAGCTATTGATGAAGAAAGCATTCTTGAGCACCTTAATGTAGTTGTCGGTCTTGTTGATCGTTTAAGCCAGCTTCAGGAAGGGGATGAGGATGTTGATACCGTGATTGACGAAACTATCCAAGAGCTTCTTTTTCAAGACTTTGACGAGGAGTAATCATGGAAAGCATTGGCGACTTCGCAGAGAAATTAATTCTTAATCAAGTAGGAGGTATTAGGGAGGGAAAAGAACCTCTTCCTAATCAAAGTAGTAACTTAGCTCCTGCGGGTAAAGATATTTCTAATGTTAAAGTTCCTGATTCTTTCATGAAGGAAATTTTGGGGGAAAGTTTTCACCCCCAAGAAACCCCCGCTGTTGAAGAAATTCCCGAACTTGTTTGGGAGCAACCTGAAGAGCCCAAAGCACCTCAATCTTTAACCGAGGAGACTGGTCAACAACTACTCCCTCTTTTAGAGGAAGTTAGAAATCTTCTAAAAGAAATGACCACTGCTGGTATGTTGGGAGTTAATATGGCTGGTCCAGGAAATACTAAAACTTCTTGGGAAAAAGTTGAAAAGGGATATGGCTATAAACCTTCTTTACTTCCAGGCACTTCAAGAAAAAATGTTCTTAAGCAATCTATTCGAGCAAAATTAAAGAATCGAAAATGAAAGTGACTGACATAATTGATTCTTTGAATGAAGCTAGAGGATCTACTGAAGGTAGAAAAGCGTATACTTCTAAATCAGCTACCAAAGATGATAAGAAAAAGGCATTCAAAGGCAGGGTTAAGACTTATGATAGTATTAAATCTGCCTTATCTGATGGAGGTTATGGGCAAATTTTTACCACTAAAGCTGCGGGTAGACTATATGTAATTTCCAAAGGAAAATGGGGAGAAAAGAGTGGACGAGGTAAAATTGCAAAAGGGTTTACTCCAGGTAGTGCTACTCCCTCTGCGAAATGGTCAAGTGTCAAAAAACATGCGTCAAGGACTTTATTAAGGTACGGCAAAGGCTCCGATAAATTAGCTCAAAAATATGGTAGTAGAACTATTAAAGCTGAACGAGGGATTGGCGGGAAAGATGGTAGAGATGATAAAAAGGAAAAAAAATAACAATGCAATTACTACAAGATATTTTTATTATTGAGCAGCTTCAGGTTCTATCCGAAGGAAAAACTAACGGTCCTATGAAAATTCGTGGGATTTTTGGTCGTTGTAATGAGAAAAATAATAACGGTAGAATCTACCCTACTGCTGTTTTAGAGAGCCAGCTTGCGAAAGTGCAGCCCCTTATCGCAGAGCGCAGACTATGCGGAGAGCTTGACCATCCTCAGAATGATACAGTTAAATTATCCAATGCATCTCATCTTATTACTAAATTAGATATGAAGGGTAATGATCTTATTGGCGAAGCGGAAATCTTAAAAACCCCTGCTGGGCTCACTGCAAAAGCTCTAGTTGAAGGGGGAGTAAAAATTGGCATTTCCTCTAGGGGGATGGGGACTCTTTCTGAAGACCATAATGGGGACAAGATTGTTAATGAAGATTTTCGTCTTGTAACCTTCGACCTTGTTGCTGATCCATCAACTAGAGGTGCATTTCCTGGTCTCTCTGAGTCTACTGAATCTAAGTTTGTTCGTGATTCCCAATCCAAGCTTAAGAAAGAAGGAACTTTTGTTACCTTGTTAGACTCCAAGATGCGAGACGCTTATCAGCCTTGGATTGAAGAAGATTCTAAGAAAGGCTACCCAGGAGTAAAGGGGGGAACCAAAGCTGCAAGGAGAATAGAAAAAAAAATAAAGCATAATCCTACTTGCGAAGCTTTCGAACTAGTAAAAGCTGATGGTCACTGGCATAGGATTGCTACAACTTTAGTTGAAGCATTTGCTGACTCTATTAAGGATCTTGAGAACAATAAGCAAGCTCGTCAAAATGCTGATCGTGGAAGTGTTGCTGATCGTCTTCATTTTATGCGAGCAAGAAGGTCTTCTGCTAAACTAAAAAAGGACAAGAGGGACAGGATCAGAGCCGCTAAGAAACGGGGTCGAAGACAGACGGATACACGAACAGCAGCTTCAGGAAGAAGGTCAGGCTCGCGTAAGGGGGCCTCTAATCGTAGAGAGGATGCGGGAACTGTTTACCACCAAAAGGGAAATCTTGTTCTGGAAAACTATAACGCTGATTCAATAGCCCTTCAGGGGCGTGGAATTGGCATTGGGGCTAGTGAAAGGCTTAGAGGTCTTCGTTCACACCAGAGAAGTGTGGCTAGAGATGACGCTAGAAACACGATTCGTAAAGCTAAGGCTGGGGTCATAGCGAAAAATATTGAAGCTAAAGGAGCCGTAAAAGCGAAAGATATTAATGCTAAAGGAGCCGCAAAAGCGAAACTTAGAGCGACCAGAGATCAAACTAAATTAAGTAGAGTCCAGGCCCAACAGGCTCAGAGGCAATCCATTGAGAAAGCGGCAGTCGCTTCCGCAAAACCAGGAAGCATTGAAAACATCGGTCTTGGAGGAGCAGCCAGAAGAGCAGGTATGGGCGCGGTAAGAAAGGGTATTGATATGACCCGTGGAACCGCAAGAGCCATTAGGCACCCCATTAGAACTGGCAATCGCCTGAGAAGTTTTGTTAGCCGTAAGTTGGGTAGAGAAGATCAAGCCGCTGCTTACATGCAGGTAGGCTATATGCTTGCTGAGATGTTTAATCTTATAGAAGACACAGGGGAAGCTTATGGTAAAACTACTAAACCTAGGGGCACAGAAGGCGAAGGGGCAGTGCGAATCAAAGGGAAATTAAGAGTACCAGTAGGTGTTAGAGGTAGGCTACGTATAGATCCTAAAACTGGTAAGGTAGGAAGATCTGATATTATCAAAGGATTAGCTAACAGACCTAACAAACCTGGGGAAACCCAAAAAAGCTGATCACTTACATTTTTTAAAAATAATTAAATTTTATAAATATCTATAGTAGATATTAGTAACCTAGGAGATCTTACTTATGAGTGATATAAAGAATATTGCCGATATTCTTCCTGAAGGACTTGATGAATCCACTGTCGAAGCTATCTTCGGGTTGGTGGATTCAACTATTAATGAGCAAGTTAACGAGAAGATCGGACTACTTGAAGCTAAGGTAAATGCTTACCTAAGAACTAAAGTAGATCAATTAAAAGAACAAGCTCTTACTGAGCTAAGTGAAGAGAGTGAAGTATTCCGTAATGCTAGACTCTTTGAATCAGTAAGAACTTTAATGGCTTTAGAATTTAATACTGACGATGAGGAAAATGCTCTTTCTGAAATGACCAACCAACATGGGGAACTTCAGGAAGAGTTTGACGTTTTATCAGAGCAAGTAAACTTACTTGTTCGTGAGAATGAAAAACTTCAAAGCACTGTTAAAGTTCTAGACAGCAAAGTTTCTATTACTGAAAATACAGTAGAGGAACTTGAAAGCCAGAATGTACAGCTTCTCGAAGAAGTTGAGAATCTGGAAGCTGCAAGCTCTGAGAAATTTAATTCCTCAGAACGAGCAGTTGTTGTTTCCCGTGCGGATACGGAAATCAACGAAGAGAAAACTCAATATTCTAATGAGTTTTTAAACGATGAGGTTATGAAATTCATGCCTTTCTCCCAATCTTAATAGGATTACATACTATGGAAATGATGCATCAAACTGATGAAACGCTGGTCCAGAAGTGGGAGCCCGTTCTTGAGGGTATTGATAGTGATTATACCCGTCGAGTTACTGCTCAACTTCTTGAAAACCAAGCTAAGTCTATTGTTGAGGAAAAAGTTCGTAATATTGATGAAGCAATCTCCGCTGCTGCTACCACTACTGGTCAGCTCGGAACCTTCCAAAAATTCGCTTTCCCTCTCGTTCGTCGGGTTTACCCGAAACTTTTAGCCAACAGCCTTGTTGGTGTTCAGCCCATGCAGGGACCTGTTTCGCAAGTCTTCTACCTGGGTAACTCTCGCGCCCGTAATGGTGGGGCTGCTGCTGCTGATAGGCAAAATGTCTTCAGTAAGTTCAACCTGACCTATGCTGGTAATGTTGCTTCTTCTATTGGTACTGATTCTGGTGATGGTGCTGCGGGTGGTATTTTCCAAACAGACGCAGGTATTGGTGGCGGGGCTGGCCTTGACGGTGATGATGCTCAAAGCGCATTCGATGTCTCCAATGTCTTGGATACCCTTAGTGGAAATACCGAAATGATTGGTGCTGGTGCTGGTTCGGGTACGATGGGTGGTCGCATCGGTGCTTGGCCTAACTCAAACTTTGTTGGAGGTTACAACCTTTCAGGTGGTGAGCGTCTGACTGGAACGGGCATCCCTGAGATGACCTTCCACATCGAGCAAGAGGCTGTTGTGGCTCAAACTCGTAAGATGAGGGCTCTTTGGACTCTTGAGGCTTCTCAAGATCTTAAGGCTTATCACAACCTTGATCTTGAGCGTGAGCTTACTGACCTTCTTTCGAAGGAACTTCAGCTTGAGATCGACCGTGAACTCATTGAAGATCTTCGCATGATCGCTTATGGTTTGCGTGGTCGGAACCTTGGTGGTGTAAACCAGAATCTTATGGATTCTAACTACATCAGTATGGGTACTGCGGGAACTACTTTCCCTGGTCTTGATGGAAACGATGCTAATACTACGACTTTCGTTCCTGCTCAGTTTACTTATGACTTCGATCCTGATGATCCGACAGCAGTTGAGTTTGGTTCTGCTAAAGTTAACTCCAATATCTTCGTTGTGGACTTCAGCCAGTCTTCACTTGATCTCTACCCCCGCCATGTGGGTGAGGTTTACGCGAACCTGCTTGCGATTATTAACCTCGCCTCGCAGGACATTTACCGTACCACGATGCGTGGTCCTGGTAATTGGCTTCTGACCTCTCCGCTTGTGGCTTCTCTTCTTGAGAGTGCTGCGAAGCTTGAGGGTGGTGTCATGCCTAGCGATGCTCCTACCAACATTGGTCGAAATAGCATTGAATATAAGGGTAAGTTTATGGGGCGCTATGACCTCTATGTTGACCCGATGTACCCGACTGATGAAATTCTTATCGGATATAAAGGCAGTAACGCTATGGATGCTGGGTATATTTATGCTCCATACATTCCTCTCCAGCAGTTGCCCACCATTACGGATCCAGAGTCCTTCCAGCCCAGGAAGGGAATTCTGACCCGCTATGGTAAGGTCCAGATTGAGCCTATGAACAGATTCTACCGAGTAATCCGTATTATTGGCCCAACTTCGAATTACCTGTTCAGCCCGTTCGCTAGGAACACTACTAACCTAGGGGTTGCAACAACCGTCTAATTAATTAATTAGATAATATTACGAGGGTCAGAGGTTTTTTGTCCTCTGACCCTCTTCCATTACTATATACTTTAGAACATTATGTATAAATACCGAAGCAAATGCAGGTGGAATATGCTTCTTCACATAGATGGTGAAGTAGTGGAAATAAGGCCATCAGAATTATTCGAATCGAAAACACTTGTTGATTCCCGATATTTAGAGTTACTCAGTGATTTATCAGAAAAAAAGAAAAAAGATAAACCTCTTAAAAAATCCTCTAAACCCAATATTTTTATAGAGAAATCAGATGGCAGCAGCAGCACCCAAAGTTGATCCCCGATTAATGGGATACGGTGATACCTTCGGTAACTACGGAGGTAGAAACTTAGGGGATACTGACATCTATTCTACTGCAATTGATTCTTTTAAGTTAAACAAAGGACTACTTTCAGATGGTGTAGAATTAGATCCTTTTGAAGAGACTGTTCATGATTTTGTTTTAGCTAGACTGGGGCATCCAGTGGTTAGAGTGGAGCTTACCCCTTTCCAAATTAAGACTGCTATTGATGAAGCTATAACTAATCTCGATTATCATGCTCCTTTTTGGACTAATCAATGTGCTACTTTCCAATGTACCGCAGGAGTTAATGCTTATATGCTGCCCATGCACATAGCTTATAATTTAAGCTATGTTTGTTATAAGAAGTCTTTGCTTAGTATCCAGAATATGGCAGGCACATTGGAGTTTGATTTCTTTATTAAATACTTCCAAGATAATTTCCTGTTTAGTAATTTCCAGGTATCAGATTTTTATCTGATGCAACAACACTTGGAGATGATTAGAAAAATCTTAAGCCAAGAAGGCTCTTGGGACTTGATTAACGGAAATGTTTTACAGTTATACCCAACCCCTGTCAATAGTAGCCAAGTGGTAGTATTAATTTATAGGGCGCTAGATACTTACACTATGCATCCTTATTATAAGAACTGGATTCAAAGATTTGCTTTAGCGGTTTGTAAAGGAATCCTTGGTGAAGTAAGGGGTAAATATAAATCACTTCCGTCTCCAGGAGGGGGCGCAAGTCTAAACGGTGCTGAGTTAATGCAGCAAAGTGATGTTGAAAAAGATAAGCTCAAAGAAGAGCTTCTCTCAGAAATCGAAGAACCACCTGCGTTCACAATGTTTTAATTATGCCTAAAGGAACAAGAGTTAGTCGCTGTGTTGAAAAAGTTAAAAAGTCCAAGGACGAAGGTGCAGCCATTGCAATCTGTCAGGCTTCAACTAAGCAAGGCTATGCTACAGGAAGATCTTTGAAAGAAGCTGCACCACTTGTTGCAGGTGCTGTTAGGCTTATAGGCCCCGCTCTACTCAGAAGAGGTGCAGTAGCGACTGGACGAGGTGCTGCTCAAGGCACCGCTAGAAGGGTAGGGGCTAGGGCTGCTCGTAAAGCAGCAAAAAATCCTAAAGCCATTGGGGCTATGGGGACTGCTGGTGAAGCAGGATATGAAGCACTGAAAGCTCAAAGAGCTTCGGATACAGATTTAGAGGAAACAAAAATGAACAATGCATACATTAACAAATTAATGGAAACAAGAAGCCCCGAAAGCCGTGCTAAAACCAGGGGTAGAAAAGAATTGGGAACCCATGGAAGAAAGGGTAAGCTTACGGGTAAAACTTCTGCGGAAGTAGTAGCGAGGGGTCTCGGTCAAAGTGCCGCAAATGATATTGGAAAAGCTAGAACTAGAGCAACGGCTGCAAATGAGAAAATTACGAGAGGAAAGCAAGAAGTCTTTGCTAAAAGGTCGGACAAGAGATTTGAGGATGGTCAAAGAATCTTCAGGCACGAACCTGGAACTTACAAGCCTAAGATGAGAGACCACACCGAGTACCATCAGATTGGACTCGTCATGGCTGATGCTATGGGCCTTAATGAGAAAACCAGACTTCAAAAAGAAGTTGAAAAAAAATCTACACCGCACCCTGGAGGATTTGGTAAAACAGCAGAATTTAAGACTTCTGGGGGAAAGAAGGTAAAGGTTCAAGATTATAAAGCTTCTAGAGGTGGAGGAGCAGGTAGCCAAGCCCAATCCCGTGCCATAGAGCTTTCTCGCAGAGGTCCCTCCTCCGAGGTGCGGAGAAAACACAATCAGCAATTAGCCTCTAAAGGAAGGAAGAGTGAACTCGCTAAAAAGGCTGATTCGGTAGCAAGAGTTAGAAAAGCTAGGGATCCTTTGAGAGGTGCCCGTCCCGTGAGCCGTTCAGGAAAAGTTTCAACAGAACTACAACCAACGGATACTAGGAGAAATCCCCCTGAAGATGTCTTAGTTAAGCGTAGCAAAGATCGAAAAAAAGAGTTTGGTATAAAGTAATTGACAAAAAAGAACTATAAAGCAACGACGAGGCTTCCTGAGCTTCCTGATCTTGATGAGGGAGAAAGTTTACTAAACCTCTTTGATCAGGATAATCCAGATATTAACCTATTTAACTTGGTTGATGATGAGATGATTCGTCTTGCTGGTTCTAAATTTCTTTTTTATAAATACTATCAGACTAATGAGTTTGATGAGGTTTATATGGAATCACGCAACAAGCCTGTTGCCAAAGACCCTATTAAGGTTCATGGACATTATGATCCAACGTCTATGAGTGAAGAGCTTACCCAATTTGGAATTGAATTAACCAACGATCAATTGTTTACATTCAATAAAAGTTATATAGAAAGAAAAATTGGAAGGTCTATTATTCCAGGGGATATTGTTAAGCCTGAATTTCAGGATCAAATGTACGAAATTTTTGAAGTGGTAGAAGACAGTTTTGAAGCGTATGGAGTTTATCATTTAGTATGTTCTGCTAAACTTCTTCGTGATGCTCCTGATGTGCAAAATACCCCTCTTACTCAAACCAGCGAAGAGCTTGGTGGTTACGCAGGTATCGAATGAGTACAAAATATATAGATGATACGGGTCTCCCTGTTAACTGGGATGCGTCTGCTTTTCTAAGCAGGAGTAGACGGTGGGATACTAGGGAAGGAGATGTTCGCAAAGTTATTTATAAAATGACAAAATCTAAAGATAATGTATCTTTTATCTATAGGGAATCCTTGCGTTCTATGATAGCTTCTTTTAATGATATAGGGTATATTAACTCAGAAGACAAGTGGGTTGATATAAAATGTATCCATGCGAATGCTGAAAGGGCAGTAGCAAAGCTAAAGCAAGAAAATAATATTATACTTCCGATTATATCTGTAGGTCAAACTGTATCAGATAACGACAGAGAGAGGCAGAAGACTGAAAGCCTTTTAGTTAATGAGAAATATTGGGATAAAGAAAAAAATAGAGCTTTTAGGATCCTAAGCTTGGCTCCTAGAGCAGTTAATATCAGATACCAATTTAATATTTGGACCAAGTACATGGCAGACATGGATCAAATTCTTGAACAAGTTAGGTTAAAGTTTAATCCAGAAATGCAAGTACCCACGGAATTTTCTACTCTAGCTAAGGCATACTTAGAATCTGAAGAAGACGTAGGACAAGTTACTGTTACTGATAAAGAAGATAGAATTTTAAAAAAGGCAGTAAATGTTGTGCTCAGGACTTATATTCCAAGTCCGAAATTTCTTTATACTTCCACAGGTAAGATAGAGGAGTTTAAAATAGATACTAGAATTAATTAATTTCTTAGTATGAAAGGCATTTATAAAATTTTAGTAAAGGGAGACCTTATAGTTTATACAGATTATGATGATATCCCTAAGGTTATAGACAGTGTAATTTCCTTTGAACCTGAATATCCTGAAAGTCCACACTCTGATGTGGACCACAAACTCATAGAATCTTTTGATAGAAAACTACAAGAACTAATGAAGAGGGAACCACCATGGCGGCAGTAACTAGGATTGGAGATCTTGACGTAACTCATTGTAGCACCCCCTCTAGAGATCAAGGTTCGGAAAATGTACTTGTTAATGGTATAGGGGTATCCAGGCAAGGAGATTTAAATACTGTTCATAAAGTTCCTGGAAGTCCTTGCCCTTCTCATGCTGCTTCTATATCAACAGGAAGCACGACAGTTTTTATTAATGGAAAAGGATGCGGTAGAGTAGGTGATGCCGTTACGGGATGCACTTCTGTTGCACAGGGGTCAGAGAATGTTTTTGCAGGGTAAAAAAAGTTTTCAAAAATGTGCCCTTTACTTAGTACATATATGTGTAGGAGTTAGTTACTTATGAAAATTGTAAAAAATGATAGCCTTCAAACCCTTACTATTTATTTTAGCACCGAAAAGGGCTGTAAGGAAAGGTATATGAAACCAGGGGAGAGTATTGTAGTTCCAGAGAGCTATATTACTGAACAGATAAAAACTTTACATAGGCGCAGGATCTTTAAGATTTCCAATGCTTAGGAGATAAATTATGGTAAATTATGTAAGTCCTGGTGGATACACCATTGAGAAAGATATTTCTGAATACACTCCATCAATTAATACCTCAATTGTTGGTGTTGTTGGCTTTGCAGGAAAAGGTCCTGTTAATAAAGCTACTTTGATTACTAGTCAGAATAACCTTGTTACAACTTTTGGTGAGCCCAATGAAGATATCACGGGTCAAGGTCTTGAAGGTTCTCTTGAAATTCTAGAGCAAACCAATAGTCTTTATTTCGTCCGTGCTGCGAGTGACTCTGCTGCCGATGCCTCTGCCACAATGGCTTTAGGTACATGCCCAGCAGTGGTAGTATCTGGTGATACTGCTTATAGGCAAGGTTACGGAGCAAGTCTAGGGCCTGAAATTGCATTTAGAATTCAGGTTTATGATAACGCCAATGTCGCACAATTTACTGATAACTCAGGGGCAGGAAAAAACTTTTATGTTCCTGCCAATACCGCAGGTAGCCAAGGAGAAGCTATTAGAAAAGTTATTGGTGGGGGATTAGATGCTGATAAAGTGGGAGTGTTTTTCGATGGGGGAGTTGGTAGTTTTACTACTGGGTTAGGGTTATCGGGGGCTATTGTTGGAAGTTTTGCAGGATCAGGAGCTTCTCTTGGAGTATCCGCTTATACAGATAATACTTACACTACAGGACTTTCAGCCCTTAGATTGGTAAACCCCGCTAGTGGTGCTACCGATTATGGAATTTCAGGAAATTATGCTTCGGCTGTTAGGTCTTATGGAAGTACTATTACAAGTACTGGTGCCGCTAACTCCGCTGCTTATAAAATTGAGTCCCTCCATCCTGGGGCAGGATATAATGGAGGAGTTAAAACTGATGGAACCACTAGCGGTAATAGCATTACTGTTACTAATCTAGGTTCACAGAATTTTAATATTGCTGTAAATCAAGATGGTACGACTAATGAATTGTTCAAAACCAGCTTTGTTGGGTCGGGATCCTTTATTGAGGATGTGATCAATACTGGGGAAACTAATACTACCTCTGATACAATCAAAGGAAATCTAGTTAAAAATGGTACAGATGCTACCGCAGCAAAGCTTACTGATTTTACTGGTAAGTTAGGAACTTTGATGGGTACTACAGACTTTACGGTAAGTTTTGATTGGTTAGATCCTGTCCCTTCAACTGAGGACGGCACAGGGACTCCCGATTCTATTACTAGAACCACCATTGATGGAGGAAGATTTAATAAACTTATTGCCGCCGCAGCGACTAGTTTAGCTGGCGGCACTAACGGTGATAGTTCTGATACTACTACTTCTTTAATTGGCACCGCTGCTACTGATCCAAAAACAGGAATGCAGGCTCTTGATGATCCTACTATTAATATAGGAATTGCCCTTGTTCCTGGTATTCAGGACCAAGATGTTCAAAATAATTTGATCACACTAGCAGAAACTACTCAAAATTTCCTTACTCTTGTTTCTCCTCCTGTTGCAGTGGGAACTGTTCAAGACGCAATTGACTGGAGTAATGGTAAATCCTCCTCTACTGGAGGGTCTAGAACCTCAGCAATCAATAGTTCCTATGCTGCCATCTATTGGCCCTGGGTCAAAGTCTTCAGCGTCTTTGATGGGAAGGATCGCTGGATTGATCCTGCCGTCTATGGGGCTCGTCAGATGGCTTTCACGGATGCTGTGGCTGATAGTTGGTTTGCCCCTGCGGGGTATCGTAGAGGTCGCCTGACGAAGCCTACGGAGGTGGAAGTCAAACTGAACCAAGGTGATAGGGACAGTCTTTATAGTGGTGGTAATGTGGTCAACCCAATTGTATCATTCCCACAACAGGGGATTACTATCTTTGGACAGAGAACTACTCAACGATCTCCTTCCGCTCTAGATAGAATTAATGTCCGCAGACTTATGATTTACATTCGTAAGGTTATCCTTGCTGCTACCCAGAGATTCGTTTTCGAACCAAACGACGAGTTTACTTGGGCGCAAATTGAAGGTGTTTTAAACCCCTTCTTGGATGACATTCGCAGACGTAGGGGTATTACTGAATTCCGTGTAGTTTGTGACGAGACAGTGAACACACCTCTTCGAATTGATCGTAATGAACTTTGGACTAAGGTTCTCGTTAAGCCTACTAAGACTGCTGAGATCCTCATATTTGAAATTAACCTGACCAACCAATCAGCTCAGTTAGGTAGCTTATAAGGAATTAAAAAATGGCAACATCTTATTACAAGACAAAATATGACCGTAATTTTACCCCTGGTCAGGGTCTCCCCACCATCTCTACGGATTTAGATTCAGTAAGAGCTTACCAGTTTGAGATTCACTTTTTTGGGCTTCCCGAAGATGTAACTAATCAAGCTGATTTAACTCTTGCTGCTAAGAAAATTGGTGGATTGGAAATGAAGAACGAGGCAATTGTGATTGATCGTGTAAATGATAAAGTTCATTATCCAGGAAAAACAACTCCTGGGGAACTCACTGTAGACTTCGACAACCTTTATCTTCGTGAGACTGCTTCTGATCTTTATCGTTACTTCCGACATACTTATGACCCTCTTACAGGGGAAATGACTAAGAGTGCTCAACCTGGAGGCACCGCTGGTCAAACCTTTAAGGCTGATAAAGTTGAGGTTGTGATGTTAGATAACACGATGACCCCCCACTCCACTATTGAACTTTATGGAGTCTACCCAACATCTTGGGCAGCATCGGAGTTTAATTACTCTACAAACCAATTTCATCAATTGACAGTAAACTTCAAGTATGATTTCATGAATGTCTATAACTACGCTAATCCGACTACCTAATAAGGCCAAGATATAAGCATTGAAGGCTCAGTCTGGTATTGCAATCAGACTGAGCCTCTTTAACTTAGCTATAATATAATATGGATTATTTTTCAGAACTATTAGACAGTTACTCAAGGCTTAAGAAGCGTACATTCAAATTAACATACATTAATGAAGCAGAGGAAAAAAAGCCAGAAGAGGACCCCGCTCTAGGATCACAGGACGAATCAGATTCCGGGTTAGCTGCTGCTGAAAATTTTTTAAAAACTAATCTAACCTCTATCCTAGCTGCTACTAGCCAATCTAAATTTGAACAGCTCACAGGGGGAACCACCAAAGAGGGTGAACCCATTAGTATTGTTATGTGGCAGGCCAAGGATAAAAACGCTGGTACTGCCGAAAATCCAATGGGTGTTGATTTTATAAAAGCTAGTCAAGGATATACTCAATTTGGATCTGTTGCTGATATAAAAGGAGTTATTTTAGGCTCTTTTAAAGCAAAGAAAAGTTTCTCTAAGTTTATATCGTTATTTGTTCCCAAGGGGGAAAAGAAAGATTCCACGGATGCAGATAAGGCTCTAACATCTGACGAAAGATTACGGCAACAAGAAGCGGAGATGGCGGCAGCGGCAGAACAAGAGAGAATTGATACCCTGTTTAAGCTTGGAGGAGCTTTTATGCTAATGGGTAGAGATTCAGAAGAAATTAAATCAGTAGTAAAAAATTTACAAAAATCTTCTGCTGCTATAAGAGATTTTTGTTCAAGTTACCCTGACGCAAAAGAAAACCAGGGAGCAATAAAAAATATTTGTAGGTCTCCTGGTGCTTATATTGGGGGTATATCTAAATTTGGGTTTGAATACAAGCTTGCGAAAGGAAAAACTATTTCCTATGATCCAGAGACAGGGGAACAACTTGGAGCCCAGCCAATTAGCTCTGCATTACTTTTAGAAATTACAGACTCTCATGCTGCTTTAACTAATTTTTTAACCTGCGATAAAGATTCTCCCCCTGCGGGTGTAAATAGTTGTAATTGCGCGGGTATGTCTAATCGAGTAGGGTTTTTGAATGAAAAATTGGTATTATTTGGATCTGAGACTACTCAAGGAGTGGTATTCAAACCTAATTCTATGCAAGAGTTAGCTGCAAGTATGATGTTTCAGAAGTGTGGTTCTGACCAAGGTTCCTATACGAATATTGTTGCTTCCACATTAGCTACTAATACAATTAATACCATTAAGGGAACTTTTAACGAGTTGATTCTGCAAGCAGGAGTAGGTTTCCTAAGTGCAAAAACCCCTGAAGAAAAGCACACTGCTTTTTCTAACCTAGCATATGAGATTAATAAAAAGCGATCTAATTTACTTGCTTATGCTAAAATTCAAGAACAGAAATCAGATATAGCTCTAGGTCTTGATGAAGCGTTTGATACCGAAACGCTTCTAGAGCAAGCTGGAATTGCTTCTGATCCAAAAAGCCTTCAGACTTGGTTTTTACAAGAACTTAAATATCAATGGGATTTTCTTAAACTAGTAGATGCAGATGGAGTTTTATCCACAGGAAAAGAGGTCCTAACAGGCGATAGAGCTGACACAAAACTTCTTTACAAAGACGAAAACAAGTTAAGAGAAGTAGCTAAATTTTTTGGTATAGATTTTAAAAATAAGTCCTTAGAGAAAGATCCTGAAAGCGGAATGTTTGTTTTAGGAGTTGGGCAAAAAAGGCAGCATAATATTTTGGATGGTATAAAGCAAGGAGAGATAAACTCAATTAGGCGACAAAAGATCCTTATGTCTGAGAATGCTAGTGCCCAAGATAAAAATCTAAAAGGGGGTTTCTTTAGTACTATTCGTAAGATGCAATTTCCTTCATCAAGTAGTACTAGATTTAATAGCGCCCTTAAATTTTATGAAGATATAGAAAATACTATTGAAAAGAACACAGAAAAATTAACCAAGTCTACCACTTATAGTAATAATGGCAGTACCAAGCTTTTAACTCCTTCAAAAATTATATCTAATTTAACAGGTATTGTAAAAGAATCTCTAAGCTTTTCTCAGCTACAAGGTACGCCTTTAGGTAAAGCCATGTTTAATTTAGATGGATCTGAATTAGATTTTTCTGACCCAATTATTCAAAAAAGATTAGCTGAGGTTGTTCAAAGAACTGCTAGATTTAAAATGTACAATGATGCTCTTGAGGGGGATGACCCAGATAAAAAACAAGCTGCTAGAGACGCACTAATTAGAGCATCTCTTATTTCTGGAGCTAATGATACTCCCATTGTTCAACTAGTGACAATTGACGCTGGGAAAAGTTTTGCTGTTAATCATAACGAAGCTTTCGAAGCTGTTTGTAAGGCCAATAATGATAATCCAGAATCCTTAGAAGTCAAAATTTCAGGTTTTACAGTCACCTTTACTACTCCTGAAGGTATATCTTATTCCTATAGTCAAGAGCGTTCTGAGGGTTCTGATGGTGCTCCTGTAACTCGTAGTCTAACTAAAATGAAGCAGGAAACTTTAAGAAAGCTTACTAAAATCAAGTCTAAGTCTGGTGCTACTAATGAAAGTACTCTTCATAAATACTTGGAAGGTCAAAAAAAGTTACTTGAAGTTTTGCTTAATCAAACCAAATAGAATCCAAGTCCTTTAGCAATTGATCAAACTTATATATTCTGTAAGATGCTTTGTAAAATCCTTGCCTCTTATGAATTTCAATATACGGAAATGGATTTATTGGCTTAACAGAATCTGGTACAATGGCTAGGGTTGGATGCCTATCCTGTTTAAATATCACCATAGGTATTTTGTCGCATTTATCTGAATCTTTTTCACATTGGTCTAAAAAACCCCACAGGTCCGAACTATAATTATATAAACTATATAAGTTTTCCTTATTATATCCTTTCTTACACTCTATACAAAATTTGAAATCCTTTGGGGTTATTAAATCACCGTATATTTTTAAGTGATCAGGTAGAGTATGTGTAGTAGCAAAAGCACCTGACCCTGGGGTTCTAGAGAATTCTGTAGTATTAAATCTATTATTAAGGGCTTTGGCTATCTGTCTTTCAAAGGTTGAGCCTTTAGTCCTGCTGTTTACTCGCTTTTTCTTCTTCAATGCAGAAATATCATAATTGTCGTCCATAATTTACCCTCTGTACTATAATAGTAAGATGGATACTGAACAAACAGGTATTAAGCTAGATGTTAATAAGTGGAAAATCCGTATTGAAGAGCGGAGCAAGAATCGTATGAAGCTACAAATTAAACTTTCGAAGGATGAAGCTATTGCTTTTAAAAATTTCTCTGATGTATGTAAGCCCCAGGAGATTACAGATGATTCCTTCATCAAGACTGTGTTTATCACTGGGATCGAGGCTTTGAACAAGCAACTTGCAGAGATGGTACAGAAGTACGCTGCTGAGAATAAAGAGGAGCTTGCATCTTCAGGAATTACTGTTATCGAAGATGAGGATGGGGAAGTACGCCTAGCGGAAACTGATTCCTTGGAGTCTCAAGTTTCAGGAAGCTCTGATTTTGTGGCCCCAAAGAAGTACGAAGGCTAATGTTCAAATTAAACTTTCTGAAAAAGGAAAATGATCTAAATAAGATCATTAAACAACAGAGAAGGGAAAGATCAGCTATAAACATTTTGTTTGTATCCCTGTGGGATAAACATTCTAAATCTTTAGTTGATAAGATTAAGAAGCGTTATGAAAACTCTCATCGGGGCCAGCCTCTTTTTATTGTAGATAGTTTTCATATGCCTCATAGTTTTGTTATTTATAACACTACTAAGTTGCCCCACCTAGTACGCTTGACCAATAGAGGAATTCAATCAGAGGATTATCTTTCTATGATTGAGAAGACTTTAAAGATTACATAAAATCATCTTTGCGCCTCTCAATGTAATTTTCTATTTTTTTTGTATACTTTTTATCCCGTGTGTATTGTAATTTTAAATTGTTTACAATTATTGTAGTAAAATAGTTGAAAGCTGATCCTTTTTTAGGTTTGAAGTTTTTTACCGTTTTCAGTACTAGAGTAAAGCATTCTTGTTTAGCATCATCGGGATCTACTTTGAACTTAAAAGAGTCTATAATATTAGTAATTAATAAATCAAATAAACAAACTAACTCTTCTTCGTAATCTTTTGGACCCTGTTGGTATAATAGAATGATTTCTTCGAAGCGTTTATTGTCGATATAATAGTTTTCCATAACTTATTATAGGCTTATTTTTTAGGGGATACCATGGGTTACGAGTTTTGGGAAGGATCGCAAGAGGGGACTGAGTTAGATAAATTATACTCAGGTCATAAAACATACGGGGATAATCCTTTATGTGAGGGCTGTTCGATACTGAAAAAAAGCAAGCCTTGCTATTCGGTCATGGACTATGTGGGACTTAAGGAATCCCCTGTGTTGTTTCTATCAGACTCTGTAAAATATAAGCTAGGAAATACTACTGCCTTTAGCAAAGCAGAAACTGCCCTTATTAGAGAATCATATAAGGAAGATTTTCAAGCGGCAGCGGCAGTAAAATGCCCATCAGTTAAAGATAAAGATATTACTCCTGCTGATATGGGCATTTGCCGAGTACACTTGGAGGCTACCATTGATAAGGTTAAACCAAAACTGGTTTTCCCTTGTGGTAATCTAGCTATGAAGATGCTTGTTAAGAAGAGTGGTATCACAAATAAGAGGGGTAAGTCTTATGCGTTTACAACTGCTTTGGGGCATAGTTGTACTGTTGTTCCTCTTTACCACCCAAGTTCCTGTATCATGGAACCTCGTCATCTCCCCCTCTTCAAAAAAGATATTCAAAATGCTTATGAGAAGTATATCCTAGGCAGGAAGAATGAAGGAAACTTTTCATACGAAGTTCTTATGGAGATAGACCAAGTACAGGCTATTGCGGACAGGCTAAAAGATTCTAAGGAGGCTATAGCAGTAGATCTTGAGACCACAGGGCTGAACTTTTTGAAGGATAGTATTATGTCAATTTCTTTCACCACTAGGGAGGAAACATATGTTATCCCTTTAGACCACAAAGACAGTCCTTTTAGAGATTGGAGACAATCTGCCCCGCAGGTTTGGAACTACCTCAGGCAAATTTTAGAGAATCCTAAGAGCAGGAAGGTATTTCATAATGCTAAGTTTGATCTAAAGTTCCTGATTAACTATGGAATCTATACTAAGAATGTGTGGGACACTAAGATCATGCACCACTTACTAGATGAGAATATGCCTAAGAGTTTGATGGACCTTACTAAACTTTACTTCGCTAACGAGCTAGAAGATCTTTAATTACCTACGACTATCCCCGATTCTCCTTGGCCCGATTCTCCTTGGATTGGTGTGCCATTCCCGATGATACAGATCTGTGGCCTGCCTTCTTAAGGCTCTCCCTTCTCTTTTTATTTACTTTGGCAGTTTTGGGATCTTTTAGCTCTCGATTTGCCATTTCTTGTCCAATTTTAAAGGCTCGTTGGGTGTCTGTCCCAACATCCCTACCTAACCCTAAAGCTTCAGTTACAAAGTAAGCCATCGTAGTGTATAATTCTATTTTAGATTCTTTCATGATATTAGTCCTGGCCTTCGCCTTTTGCGTTTCTCTCAACCTCATCGGTATGTCCTTTAGCTATTCCCTGTGCTACTTTCTTCCTACTCGTTCCTAATAAGTTTGTAACTTTTCTTTGAAGATTTGCTTTAATAGCTCTAGGACTATGCTTTATCCTTGGATTTTCCACAGGTTTGCCTCCTAATAATCCCTCTGCTACAAGAATACCCATAGTTTTATAAGTATTCCAAACTGATTCGCCTATTCTTTCGTATTTATCCATAATTGTACTCCTACCAATCTCTATTATATAGCCATGCTCACCATAGATAACCCTAAAAAATTCGATTGGGCTAATATGGATTTGTCCGATTGCTGTGAAGGCAACGCGATGGATACTTACTTTACCCTTAAGCTCTTCGATCTAATCATGGAAAAGTTAGAGGGGCAACCCGTTATGAAACTCCTTGAGAATGTTGTAATGCCTTCTCTCGAAACCTTTGCCGAGATGGAGTATAATGGGTTGGATGTGGATCTTAACATGTTGGGATCCGTAGGTAAGCAGTTACGGTCTAGTAACATGGAGGAAGAAGACTTCCTTTATACCTGTAAGGGTGTAATGAAGACTGATAATCTCTCTTCAAATGGGGACCTGATTGAAATTCTTTATACTAGAGAGGAAGGTATGGGACTGTACCCCCCTGATAAAACTCCAAAAGGTAGCCCATCTGTGGCTGCTCCAACCCTTAAACTTCTCCTTGAACATATCGAAGATGAGTTAGAAAACCGTGGGTAATTGGCAGCACAGAGATGAAGGGAAACGAATTAGTAAATCTGTTATAGCAGGTAAAACTAAGGAAGAATTAGTAGATGCTAAGAAATTTCTGAAAGGGTTATTGGATCTTCGTAAGTCTGAGAAGCTAACTAAGACTTATATCCAAGGAACTAGAAATGCAATTGCATACAATGAGCACGATAAAATTTATGTAGATTACCGCTTTGATGGTACAGCCACAGGAAGGCTCTCTTGCGCTGCCTATACGGCTCAGAAAGCCATGGGAGTATCTTTCCATACTCTGCCCCGTGAGACAAAAAACAACATCAGGAGCCTGTTTAGGGCTCCTGATGGCTGGGCGTTTGTTACTGCCGATTACGCAGCGATGGAACTGAGAGTCCTGTCTCATATTGCTAAAGAAGGTAATATGCAACTAGCTTTCAATCAAGGAGCTGATCTCCATACTTATACTGCAAGACTCTTGTTCAATAAGGATAATATTTCTAAGCAGGAGAGGCAGATTGCTAAGACGGTATCCTTCCTTATTGTATACGGGGGAGGAGCATTTAATCTTAGTGAGACTATGGGTATATCTCTTAGTAAAGCAAAGAAGATTATCAAGGACTATGAGAATGTATACCCTGGTATTTTTGGGTATATGGAGTTCGTTAATAAATTTATCCTAGATAATGGATATGCCTATTCTATCTTTGGTAGAAAGAGGAACCTGCCTGATGTATATAGTAGGAACCCTAAGATAGTTAATCGTGCCTTGCGCCAAGGACTAAACTTTACTATTCAAAGTGCAGCCTCTGACATACTTTTAACTACTCTTTTAGGAGCTTCTGATAGATTTAAAGAGGCAGGAATGCAAGCCAATTTTGAATCCAGACCAGTGGCTACTGTGCATGACTCCATTGAAATTGTATGTCCTCAAGAAGAGGTTAAGGATACCCTCACAATTCTCTATGATGAGATGGTTAATTATCCAAAGATCAAGGACATCTTTAATATCGAGTTTGACGTACCTCTTGCTATTGATGTAGAGGTGGGCAAGTCCTTTGGGGATGGGAAAGAAATTAACTTTGAAAACGGGATACCAATTCTATGAAATCAAAAGAACTTTTTGAGTACTTGTTTATTAAGGCAGTAGATCATTATTATGATACTATAAATGCATATAAAGGAAATGCTAGGGATATAAAAAAAGCTGATAAACATATGGATGGCTTTAATGTTCTCTTTAAGAATGCGTTAGATAAAAAGGAAGTAGTCATTAAAGAAAAACATAAAGCTATTATTCCAGGGGCTTTTCTTAATAAAAGGTGGGATTTAGCATGTAATAATAGTGCGATGGAACTAAAAAGTATTGTGCTGTCTAAGATGGGTAAATGCTTTTCTAATAGAGTAGAAGAAGCCATAGGAGTTGCTGCGGATCTTAGGTACGGCACTAAGGGAATGAATCTTAACTACTTTCTTGTGGTGGAAGACGATGGTGACACTAATATAAGCTCTGCATACAATGAATATACAGAGTATGTTAAATATCAACGTAAGGTGGATAAGCTTATAGGTTTCTGTGAGTATATAGAAAAGGATTTAAAGTTATATGATAATGTAGCTTGTGTCCTATTAAATAATGATAAAAGTTATACCTTTCTCTATTCAGATTTACATACCTTCCTAGATAATTGGGGGAGAGGGATTTCCAAGAAAAGGTGGCAGTTTTGGAAGTAGCCGTACATGATCATGGATCTGTGAAGCTTTTGAATAATACTTGTATGGGAGATCTCTTAGTAGTGAATGCTGCTAGGTGCTCCTTTGATAAAGAACATAAAGAATTTGATGAAACAAAAGATACAAAACTTATTCATTACTTGGCAAAGCACAAGCACTTACTTCCGTTTCGTCACCCTTCTGCTACTTTACGAATCCATACTCCTTTGTTTGTTCTACGCCAATTGGGTAAGCACCAAGTAGGATTCTCTTGGAGTGAGGTATCTCGTAGGTATATTACTACCGATCCTAAGTTTTATCTGCCTGATAAGCTACGAAAATCCGCTAAAAATATTAAACAAGGTAGCTCTGGATATCTCGATGACGATAATGATGGTCGATGCTGGAATGAATTAGATAATCTTTATGAAGATGCCTTGGCTTCCTATAATAGAATGTTGTCTTGGGGATGTTGCCCAGAGCAAGCTCGAATGATTCTTCCTCAATCTATGTATACTACTTGTGTTGTTACAGGGTCTCTTCTTGGGTGGCACCATATGGTTACACAGAGAACAGAAGAACACACTCAGTTGGAGACTCAAGATTATGCTAGGGCTATAGGAAGTATTATGGAAGATTTATTTCCTGTAAGTTGGAATGCCCTGACTCAGTACTCTGATTCAAGCGAATAATTATAAGACTATGGTACAGGATTTATCAACATTAGTAATTGGGGATTTACATTTTGAAAACAAGCTTTTAGGAATGCTAGAAGCGCAGAAGGCTGCTGTTATTGAAATTTGTAAAGGGCAAAGATCTGCTTGTACTCATGTAATATTTTTGGGGGATCTTATGATGCATAGGAATCCTCGACCCGAAGTTTTATTGGCTCTTAAGGATATGTTTGATACTATAAGTGAGGAATTGGGCTTTGGTATTTATATTCTGCGAGGGAACCATGATAGTGTATCTAAATCTGATGACGGAATAACTTCTTTGAGCCTATTTGAAGGCCCGAATGTAAAAGTAATCACTCAGACTTGGGTAGATCCAGAGAATGATTGGGTATTCATACCACATTACGAAAATGAGCAAAAAATTAAAGACGATCTTTCTAACGTCCCTGAAGGGCATACTGTGTTTGGGCATTTTGGTTATTATGGGGTGCTTAACTCTGCTGGCGATTCTGATTTCAATCTTACTATATCCGATTTTAAAAACCCTACAATTCTTGGGCATATTCATAACGAAAGTAAAAATGAAAACGTCTCCATCCTCGGAACTCCCTACACCACAAACTTTGGAGAAGCAAGTAAGGACTGTTTCTTTGGAATCCTTACAGGAGGACACTTTGAAAAATTCCCATCCTTCGGAGGACCTAGGCATATAGTAATAGATTATGATGATGTGGAAGACAACTTGGATTGGATCAATCAAAGTTGTCGCAGTCCTAAGAACTTTACTTTATTAAGAATTACTATTAATAGTACAAATGAGGACCAAAATCGTATAGCAGATTTGCGTGACAAGTTACAGGTAGGGCATGTGGAGATTATGTACAAACCCCTCTTAGATGCGAAGGAAGAGTTTGAGACAGACAATAAAGTATTCACTACTGCAATTAACGATGAATTGATCGAGCATTATATTAATTCTAGTAATGCTTCTATCAATAAAGACGATCTTCTATCTGGTTTAAAATTAATTCATGAAAATAAACAAAATAGAGATATTTAATTTTTATTCTATAAAGAATGTAAAACTCAGCTTCGACAAGTATAAAGGCATTGTTTTAATTGAGGGGAAGAATAATGATACAAAAGGCAGCAACGGATCAGGCAAGAGTGCCATTATTGAAGCTGTAGTATGGGGCCTCTTTGGGAGGACTGTGCGGAAGTCTACTGAGGAAGCACTTGTAAATAATTCGTCAAAGAAGAACTGTTCTGTAAGGATAACAGTTAACGATGACATTCAAATTGTTAGAGGTAAGAAGCCTGTATTCCTTAAAGTATTTAAAGGAGAGAAAGAACTCACCAAAGAGAATGCACTAAAAACTCAGGCTTTTATCGAGGAGCTACTTCAAACTAACTACAAAGTATTTTTAGCCTCTACTGTCTTCGGCCAGCAGAATAACATAGAGTTCATTAATGCTACACCAGAAGATAAGAGAACGATCATTAAGAATTTCCTGAACTTGGATGATCTTTTCTCTCTTAGAGAATCTGTTAGGTACCTTAAATCTTCCTACTCACAGACTATTAAGAAGCAAGATGCTATTATAAATGAGCATGAGAAGAGTATTAAGTCTTATAATAAACAGTTGGACTATTTAGAGGGTTTAAGAAAGGAAGTGGAGGGCCAGTATTCTGAGGAGGTTCTCTCCCTTAGCCTTCAAGACATTATGGATCAGGAGCAATCCAACAATTCAGCGGAGTGGGCTGCTGCTGGCATCGGTAAGGACTTAGATGCTGAGTACGAAAGGATAGATCATCTCACTAAACGACTGCATTTCCCTAATGAAAAAGAAGTTTGCGATAAGTGTGGTCATGCGTCCGAAGCCCCCTATCATCCTAGAAGAATTCAGATGGAGATAGAACAGGTGCGAGAATATATAAGTAAGCTTGATACCGATAGGCATAATCAATTGTCAACCGTTAAGGATCTTCCCATTAGTTCTTCGGAGTACCAGCAGGTTATAGAATATAATCAACTTAAGAAAGAGTCTGAAACTTTTGAGGAGATAAAGAAAGGAACCTTGGATAAGATCCAAGAGGCACATGATATCAAGCAAGAGTACAATAGCAAGTATGAGATCATGCGGTTTTGGGAGAAAGCTTTTTCTGAATCAGGCATAGTTAAATATATTATTAAAAATGTGTTGGACTATTTTAATTCTAAAGTAAACTTCTACCTCTCTCACCTGTCTCAAGGTAAGTTCTTCATTGAGTTCAATGAGGAGCTTAAGGAAACTATTACTCATAATAAGAATAGAATTCATTATATTTCTCTATCTGGGGGAGAGAAAAAGAAAGTTAGCTTGGCTGTGATGCTAGGACTTCAGGAGCTTTTAAAGATATCTCATAATCAGAAAACTAATCTTATGTTTTTTGATGAAGTTGCCGAGAATCTTGACCAAGACGGTCTCGAAGGACTCTACATATTATTGTCTGAATTAAAGAAAGATAAGACTTTATTTGTAATAACCCACAATAACTATCTCAAATCTCTGATGGACAATTCTCAAACGCTGTCTATAATAAAGGAAGATGGAACTTCAAGAGTACAAGGAAAATAATAAATGAAAAACATTAACCACTTATGTACTTCTGGGGTATTTATTCCCGATAATGAGAACAAAGAGCATCCGTCAATATTAGTAGTGGGTAATAAGTTTTATTCCGAGTGCGATGCTTGTGGTAAGTTAGTCTGTCTAAACAAAACTTTGTTTGGAAGTATGCATGTTTGTGCAGAAGGTAAATAATAAATGGTAAATGTATCTTTGGTGGGTATAGGAAAAGAAATTTTTGATGGTAGGTATGCCTACCCTGGAGAGACTAAATGGTCAGAAAGGGCAAGAGTTATTGCAAAAACTGCTGCCTCTGCTGAGAGCGACAAGGATAAGGAGAAAGTAGAGAAGCACTTTTACGAGGCTATCGGATCTGCGGACCTTATTCCTGGGGGCAGAATTATTTTTGGTGCTGGTAGAAATAGAGGATACCACAATCTTCTTAATTGTTATGTAATTATTCCTGAAGATAACGTGGAATCAATCGGCCAAACTATTCAGGATATGTATAAAATTTCCTGTGCTGGTGGAGGTATTGGTTTTAACGTGTCCAAGCTTCGTCCTAAAGGAGACGATATCGGGAGCGTCAAAAACTCTGCTCCAGGCTCTGTCTCAGTGCTCCAGATGATCAACGAGGTTGGAGAGCACGTTAGAGCAGGAAAGAACAGGCGCACAGCCCTTATGGGCATCCTTAACATCACCCACCCAGATCTGCTAGAGTTCCTTAGTGTGAAGCTTGATCAGGGAGAGCTTAATAACTTTAATATTTCTGTAGCTATCACTAATCGTTTTCTTGAAGCTGTTGAGCTTGGAGAGGATTGGTATTTTACTTTCAACAATAAGGAGTACCATTCTTATGATCTTGCTCGTAATGGGGAAGAGGTTATTAGTGTTCTTGGGTTAGACGAAGAAGACGCTATTAGGAGGGCTGAGAACTTTCATAAGGAAAACTTTTCCGACATCTTTGAAATACTAGGTCAAAGGGACATAAAAGCCCGAGATTTATGGGATATGATTTGGAAAAATTCTGTTGAATCTGGGGATCCAGGTATATATAACATTGATTTAGCTAACGACTATACCAATGTTTCGTATTTTGAGAGTTTGGATTCGACGAATCCTTGTGGAGAAATCTCACTTCCCAGTTACGGGAATTGTTGTTTGGGGAATATTAATCTTAATAATATGGTACTTGCTGATGGTAGCGATTTGGATTGGAAACGTCTTGCAAAGACTGTCAGAACTGGAATCCGCTTTTTAGATAATATCCTCACGGTAAATACCTACCCTACTGAAGAATGTAGAAGAGTAGGGGAACGCTCTCGTAGAATTGGTTTAGGTGTAACAGGGCTGCATTATATGTTAATTAAGTTAGGATTGCGCTATGGTAGCGAGTCTTGCTTGGAGTTTTTAGAAAGATTATTTAGTACTATAAGAGATGAAGCTTACAAGATGTCTATATACCTGTCACGGGACAAAAAGCCTTTTCCCGAGTTTGATTATAAAAAGTACCTTGAAGAAGACTTTGCGAAAACTCTCCCAGCTAGGATTAGGATGCTTATCAAGCGATACGGGATTCGAAACGCTGTTATGCTTACAATTCCTCCTTGCGGTACTATCTCAATGCTCCACGGGGTTAGTTCAGGGGTTGAGCCTATTTTTTCTGCTATGTATAACAGGCGTTATAGGCATAACAATATTTGGAAAGAGCAGTTAGTTGTAGATCCGCTTTTTCGAGAGTATCATGACCAAGGAAAATCTCTATCTCCTTTTGTAGGAGCTTTGGATATATCTCCAGAAGAGCACCTAAAAGTTCAAGCTACTATTCAAAAGTTTATTGATTCTTGTATTTCTAAAACTATAAATCTTCCTAGTACGTCTTCCGCTGAAGAAGTTTCCCAAGTTGCTCTAGACTATGCACCTTACTTGAAGGGGCTAACTATTTATCGAGCTGGAGCTAAAGAAGGAGAGCCTCTAGATGCTATTCCTCTAACTCAGGAGAATATTGATAAGCACATGGGAGGGGCAGAAGAAGCTTCCGTAGAGATTGCAACGGGGGAAGCTTGTTCCCTTGCGGGAGGAGATTGTGGTTCCTGATAAGAAAGAGTTATCTGGACCCAGAAGTAAACAAGGAGTTATACTATATGATGAATGGTACGATTTAGCAACTTCTGGATTAACTAATGCAGAAAAGTTTGCTGATGTTAGTGCTTTTCTATTAAAAGCACCTAACCCAAAAGTAAAAAGGGATAGTGAGTTCGAAAGATTACCTGATGAGAATGACCCATACTGGGAGGAGTAAGTATACATGGCTATTTTTGAATGGGTTTGTACAGAGTGTAATATTTTTTGGGACAGGGATTGCTCCTTAGGCAACGCCCCTGCTAGAACAAAGTGCCCTAAATGCAAAAAACTATCGGATAGATATTGGCAAAATGCGAATGTAGGGATATCTTTTAAAGACGATGGCACGGGTAATCAAAATAACCCTGGAGTTCAAGATTTCCATACTGTAAGGCGTAGATATCAAAAGCATTTTGAACATGGATATGATAAGCAGAGTGCTAATAAATTTCTTCATAAGAGTATTAAGCAAACCAAAAATGCTATGGATAATGAAGAGTTTAGGTACAAATCTGCTAATGTTGATTGGTCTAAATTTGCAGAGTCTAGGGGGCTAAGAAAAGTTAGTGAGAAAGAGGCAAAAGATAAGCAGGAAAGATCCCGAGTATTAACTGGGGAAGCTTATGATAGAGCAAACAAGATGGGCTACAAGGACATAGGTAGCAATAAACTAGACATAGCGAAACCAAATAAAAATAAACCAACTTAGTATGGCTTACGATTTCAGTGAAAACATTCAAAGAGGTATACTCTACCTTTTGAAGTCCAACAAGGATTTTTATCTACAGATTATAAACCTAGTTAGCCCTGAGTACTTTGAGTTTCCCTCCCATGCTAAAATTTTTAGCAAGGTTAAGGAGCATTACGAGGCATATGGAAAGCTTCCTACGGATGATTTTGTTATCCAGGACGTAAAGCCCTTGCTCACTTCTAGGGAAAATATTTCTGATTATGAAGATGAGCTATCTTACATTAATAATGTAGATACATCTACTGTGGGTAATACTGAGTACCTACTAGACTTGGTGGAGGGCTTTGCTAAGAAAGAAGCCATGAAGAGTGCTATTGCGGAAAGCATTTCCTTAATTAAGGAAGACCGTATTGATGAGGTGGAAGCTCTTGTAAAAAAAGCCCTCCTAATTAATAGAGATGTGGATACAGGGCAAGACTATTTTCAAGATTTTTCTGGTAGATGGGATCGTATCTTTAACAAGAGAAGCGAGGAGAAATATAAAACTCTTCTCCCTTCACTTAATAAATCTTTAGAAGGTGGCTTGGGGACAAAAGAAATGGCTATGGTAGTCGCTCCTCCTGGTGTAGGAAAGTCCTTGTATCTGGTTAATCAAGGGGTTCACTCTATGATTGAGGGAAGGAAAGTACTATACATCTCTCTAGAAATGAGTGAGGATAAGATCGCTCAGAGATTTGATTCTATTATGACCCTAGTACCCCAAGGGAAACTAAAGGATCCTGCAAATCAACTTACCGTTAAGGAGAGACTCAATATTTTTAAGGAGGAGTTCCCTGGAAGTGAGCTTGTTATTAAGGAGTTTCCCACAGGTCAAGCTTCTATAAATACTATTAGAAATCTATTGGTTCAGCTTAAGAACTACAATGATTTTGAGCCTGACCTTCTTATTGTGGATTACTTAGAGCTACTTCGTCCCACAAGGGAGATTCAACAGGAGTACCATGCTCAACAGAAGACCGCTGAGGAGCTTCGAGGAGTGGCAATGGAGTACAACATCCTGGTATGGACTGCTACCCAAACCAACAGACAGGGAAGGATGGTAAAGATCATCACAGATGCAGAGCTGGGGGACTCCTACGGGAAGATCCGAACTTGTGATTTCGCAATGTCTCTAAATCAATCGGAGGAGGAGTTTGATCAAGGGAAGATGAGAGCTTACGTTATAAAATCTCGTAACGGTAGGCCCAGGTTCACCGTTCCTATGGATGTTGATTATAATGTTCTTAGAATGTTTGAATCAGATGAAGTATTTTCAGGAGACAATAGTTGACAGCAAAAAAAGATTATCCTGTCCACCCCATGGTGATTAATACAGGAATTAAAACTTTTAAAATAGAGCAGAAAGCGTTGACGAAGGAGAACCTTTATGGGTGTGTTGATTTCCCGAAATCCTTGCTAATTATTGATCCTAACCAGTGCCCAGAAGATTATAAAGCTACTCTTCTTCATGAACTATGCCATATAGGCTATGATATCTTCGGTTTAGGGGACGATGATGATATTCCACAAATTAGTAACGAGTATCTTACTACGGTAAGTTCTAATATGGTCAAGCTTCTTGCAGGATTAAATAAAGAACTATTTCATTTTATCTTTGCATGACCTAAATAAGGTATGAAAGATTTAGAATTAAACGACATTCTTGTTAGGCCAAACAGGCTTCTTTTTGGGGTTACCATGTACATAAATGGTGTTTGGGTATTTTCTTTCCCCACAAATCTTGTTAGATCAGATTACCAATCTAACTATTATCTAGTAGATTATAAGTTTGGTTTGGTTAGATCTGGAGAAACAAACCCCAGGAATATAGCTGTCATGGGGGCTCCTGGGGATTATGTGTCTTATGATACAAGAACAGGGGCTCTATCCCATATTCCTGCTAAGTTATTTACAACCTTATTTCCTCCTCCCAATATTAACCCTCCTAAACGTACAAGGAACTCAGAGGATATTAGAAATCCAAAATTTTTGACAAAAATACAGCAAGAAACTGATGGACCTCCCTCTGATAAAGTAGCTCAAGCCATCCGTGTAACCCCCACAAAAACGACATACTAATATGCATGAACTGATTGAATCACTAGAAGACTTCACCTGGGAAAACTATAAGGACATCAGTGACGCTCTAGTCACTTTTAATGATTTTAGTGTAGATGACGAGATGGTTAGGCAGGCTTCAATTTACTCCTACTATTATGGACTGATGAGCATGGCTAAACATATGGTGAACGAAAGAAGCTTACAGCTTACTCGTTTTGCCTCCCAGCTTCGCAAGGAAACGAAACAACATTCTAGTGTCAAGCTTACAGCAAAAGACTTGGACGATCATATGTACTCTGACTCCCAGTATGGAGAGAGACAGTCAGCACTTGACGAGGCTACCTTTAAGTATGAGCTACTTAAG